CGCTACAGCAGCTCGTGGACGATCACGCTCGCTGGACTGTCTGGTCCGCATCCACAGCCTTCGTCGTCGGCGACATCATCATCCCGACCGTGGCTAATGGCAGACTCTACCAGTGCGTCATTGCAGGGACATCGAGCGCCACGGAACCGCAGTTCCCACAGTGGACCAGGACACTTGGCTATTCTGTCAATGACGGAAGTGGTGACCTCTTGTGGCAGGACATCGGTCCGGCAAACATCGAGCGCTATGATATCCGCACAGCTGCGCGACAGGGCTGGATTCGCAAAGCATCGAGCATCACGCACCTCATCGATGTCAAGGATGGTCAGGTCGATGCAAAGATGGCCGTGCTCCGTGAGCACTGTCTCGACCAGGCGAAGCGCTTCAGCCCGATGGTATTCGTATGATTCCAGCAGCTTATTCCAACGCGCTCAAGAACGCGATCCAGGCGTATTCCTACGCTGACCGTGTCGCGATCTGGCGAACCGTCAATGCAGCAGACGGCATCGGTGGCGTGTCTCAACATTGGATACAGGTCGCTGAGATCCGTGGCACGATATCCAACACCGGCGATACCGAAGGCGTGGTCGGTGGCATGATTGAGCAGTCTGGCACATGGACGCTCACGTGTTCACCTGACATCGAGGTCAAGGCCGATGACAGGATATACACATCCGGCAATCCTCAGAACCTGGCGCCATACTACGAGTGCATCGGCAGACTACGGTCACACGAACGCAGTCAGTCAAACCATCGGACTCCGCGCCAGGACAAACGGTTAACTGTATCCACTGCGTGGTGCAAGCTTCGACCTTATCGCACCATGATAAAGGTGAAGTCATTGGTGGAGTAGTCTATGAGTCCAGAGATGTGGGTGCAGATCGGTATCCAAGCTTTTATTACGACCGTTAGTATCGGTGCCGCTTGGGTGGCATTGCAGGTCAGGCTGACGCGCCTGGAGACTCAGGTGGCACACATCATCTCGACGCTCGATGGACAACAGCAAGAAGTGCGCCGCATAGAACAGCGACTCGGTAAACTTGAAAACAAGGTTTCAGCGTTGGAGGCAGTAATAAACCGATGAACAGCATTTCAATCAAGAGGTTGGTGGTCGTTGTGATCGTGGCATTCGTAGCTGCATTCACCTCGGTATTCGGCGATGGCGTCCGGACATCCGAAGCGAAGGACATTGCCGAGCTCGGCGCAGTGCTGGCACTCTACGGCTCGAAGGCGGTAGCGGCGGGTGTCTCCGCTGCGGTGTCCAGTGTGCTGGCGTTCTTGACGATGCCGTTCAAGGGTACGAATGCGAACAGTTTGAAGGTGGGCAAATGATATTCCAGAATCTCCGCATCGAGCAGGTAACTTCACCGACTCCGGACTGGATTATTTACGGTGAGTTTTACTCAGTTGATGGCGTAAAACTTGGAGACTTTGGCCCTAACGGAACATCTGTATTTCAATGGTTTCCACAGCAGTCTTACGAGTTTCAATACGGCGTAGTGTCTATGTTCATTCCATTTATGGCGGATGAGATTACAAGGGGTTTAAGTAACTAATGGCTACTGCATACGTTAGCCCTGCTGGTTCGGCAGCATACCCCGGCACTGTTAGTGTGCCGACATCACTGGCTACCGCGTTATCTTCTGCTGGTGCTGGTGACATCGTTTATTTGGCTCCCGGTAGTTATCGTGGCACGTTTACACTTGGTGTATCAGGCACAGCAGGTAACGTCATTCAGTTTATTGGAGACCCTAAAGCCACTCAAGGAATTGCCGGTATTGCTGCGGGTATTGTACGAGTCACAAACTACCTGTCGGATACCGCCAACCCTACAGATGCGGTTCTATTCACTGCTACAAGCCGCTCGTACTGGTCGTTTAGTGGAATATATTTTGAAGGATTTAGATCATTAAACCAGACGGCTATAACCCTAACTACCTGTGTAAACTTTTCATATGATAAGTGCGTTTTTGTTCACGGTCGCAGTAACGGATTTAACATTACAACGACTGCTGGAGTAGCCTTAAATGCTTCATTTACAAAGTGCGCTTTTTCTGTTCAAAATAATGGTTTTGCAACAGTTATACAAGCTCCTACTCATAGTGGTAATTACAATTTAAATGTTAGTTATGCGGACTGTACTGCTAACGGTACTCTTGTTTATGTCCATACTGGCAACACAAACACAAATGCAAATGGTGTAACAGTTTACAACTGCTTCACGCAATTTAAGGAAGGTGTGCAGATTTATACGACTAATACAGCGCACCCATCGTATATATACAATTCCATTTTTTACAGTCCAAGCACCTTTGCAATATATGTTCAGGGTGGAGGGTCAGTGATTGAAAACTATAATCTTGTTTACGGTAGCATCACTGGAATTACACAAGGTGCAAACAGTTTGTACGCTGGTAGCAGTGGTTTAGACCTTGGCTACAGCGCAATCAATCAACTCGCAGGCCCGTTGGTAAACGGCCCGTTTTCAGGTTCACGTCTTGTCAGTGCTGGCATCTCATCTGGCGCACCGCTTACCGACCAGTATGGAACTACTTGGTTAACTCCAAGCACACCTACTCTGGGTGCCGTCGAATTTGCAACACTAGCAGGTGCGTATCTTCCGACAGAGCGGAACGCATCCGCAATCACAATCGCTCCTGCATCAACCTCACAAAGCATCGAGCTCTACCTCGGTGCTACAGGGTTAACCTTTGCCACCTCCGGTCTAGCGGCATACTACGTCCGCAATCAATCCGCTCCGGTGGCTATAACGCTGGTCACGCAGACACCTACAGGCGCGTGGTCATCTGGTGGCTTTGCGGAGATAAGCTCCTCCCTCGTGCCGGGCGTGTATCGGCTTGATGTTCCTAACGCGGCATTTGCTGCTGGTGCATCTGATGTCACGATCGTGGTCAGAGGTGCAAGCGGCACGAATGGAGCAGTCTTGACCGTTACACTTTCATCTGGTGGCTTGACGGCAGCGCAGACAGCCGCAGCGGTATGGGATGAGGCAAGGGCAAGCCATACGACAGCCGGTACATTTGGGCAGTATGTAAATGCCGAACTCGTGACGCCAGTGTCAGCTGCGACCAGCGTACACATCGGACCTTATCAACTACTGGCTGATGGCCTCGGAGCAGATCAGCCGCTCGATGTCAATGTCGGCACAGCCACGAGCATCGATGTCCAGGTCACTGACGCGAATGGCACAGGCATCGACATCACTTCCGCGACCGTCACAGCGAAGGTGTACAGCTCAGCGGGGACACTCGTGGCGACGTATGCTGGCACTGCGACCTATGCGGACAATGGTCGGTTATCATTCGGTCTCACGACTACGGTCACGAACACATCTGGCACGTACACTGTGCTTGTGACCAGGACAACCGGAGCGACCGACACGCAGATCTTTGGACCATTGAGATTGTATGTGAGGCCAGTATGAGCGTAAACATTTTACAGATCACCGAAGATCCGGAACAGGTGACGCAGATCGCGGCCTGGACCGGAGACTGGCACACGTACGTGGTTCGCCTGGTCGATGACAACGGGTCTCCGATTGACATCACGACAGGCACTCTCGCGGCAACATACACGAATGCCGCCACAGGCGTTGCTTATTCGTTCGTGACAGGAACAGCCACGCTGACGAAGTCTCTTTCCTCACAGGGCATTGTGACGATCCTGAACCCCGCTGCATATCCAACAGCAGCTGTGATTCGCTTGACTTTGTCGTTCACTGTGTCGACTACCGTGCGACGCTTCGGTCCACTGCTCATCGAGGTCCTAGCACCGTGACCGTCAAGGTCGACCTGTCCGGCTTCGATGATGCGGAGGAGCGTTTTCGCATGTTGGCTGTATTTCTCCAGAATGCAGTGAGCGCTTCGTACACTGGCATGATCGCACTCATGACAGGCGCAAAGTCAGGACGACGCTACAAGGTCGGCGGGACAGTCTATCAAGCATCCGCGCCAGGACAAGCACCAGCGGTGAGAACAGGATTCCTGCGGACATCGATCACCATCGGCAAGGTCAATGCATACGAGTATGTGATCAGCATCGCGGCGCCTTATGGCAAGATCTTGGAGTTTCAGAAGAATCGACCGTTCGCGATACCTGCCAGCACGAAGGCATGGAGTGTGTTCCAGGGTGTAGTGAGGAAGTACTTCAATGGTTGAATCAC